ATATACGAGATAAGATTAATAAAATGGCTATTGAAAAAAATAATCCAGACGATCAGATTGATATTAAAATAGAACCTGATTCAGCACAAGAAATACAACAACCTTTAATGGAAGGTGATGCGATGATCTTGGGCGACGGTTCAGCAATTGTCAATCCTGCAGAAGATACCTCGGAACAAGGAGCGTTTAACGCAAACCTTGCAGAGTTAATACCTGATGATGAATTAGAAGCTTTGTCTTCTGGTTTAATGAGCGATTACGAATACGATAAAGATGCGAGATCTGATTGGTTAAAATCTTACACAGATGGATTAGACTTACTAGGATTTAAATATGAAGATAGATCAAAACCTTTTGCTGGTGCAAGTGGTGTAACACATCCTTTACTAGCAGAAACAGTTACACAATTTCAAGCACAAGCTTACAAAGAGTTACTTCCCTCTGAAGGTCCTGTTCGAACACAAATTGTAGGTGAAATAAATCCACAAGTAGAAGAGCAGGCTCAACGTGTGAAAGAATTTATGAACTATCAAATAACTTATGAAATGGAAGAATATGATCAAGAACTAGATCAAATGTTATTTCATTTACCACTCGCAGGTAGTTCGTTTAAAAAAGTTTATTATGATGCAGTTAAAGGAAGAGCAGTTTCTAAATTTGTTCCTGCAGAAGATGTAATCATTCCATACAATACAACTGACATGGAATCTTGTGAAAGAATAACTCACGTCGTCAAGATGATGGGTAATGAATTACGCAAGAAACAAGTGGGCGGTATGTATCGTGATATAGATATTTCTGAAAGTCCCGTTGATAAAAATGATGCAGGTCAAAAGTATGATGAATTAGATGGTGTAACAGAAACATATAATGCAGAAGATATCGTACTATTAGAATTCCATTGCGATTTAGACATACCAGGTTTCGAAGATAAAGACGCGACAACAGGCGAACCAACTGGTATTAAATTACCTTATGTGGTCACTGTTGACGAAGGTTCTGGAAAAGTCTTATCTATCTATCGCAACTATGCAGAGGGAGACATTCTACGAAAAAAGATTCAATACTTTGTTCATTACAAGTTTTTGCCTGGCCTTGGCTTTTATGGCTTTGGTCTTATACACATGCTTGGTGGACTATCAAGAACAGCTACATCTGCTTTAAGACAACTTATTGATGCAGGCACATTATCAAACTTACCTGCAGGATTTAAGGCAAGAGGATTGCGAGTTAGAGATGATGATGAACCTTTACAACCAGGTGAGTTTAGAGACGTAGACGCACCAGGAGGAGCAATCCGCGAATCCTTAATGTTGATTCCTTACAAGGAACCTAGTCAAACTCTTTTTGCTTTACTAGGATTTGTTGTAGACGCAGGTCGAAGATTTGCATCTATAGCAGATAATAAAATGGGCGAAGGATCTCAAGCTAATCCTGTTGGCACAACAATGGCTATTATGGAACGCGGCACGAAAGTGATGAACGCTATACATAAAAGATTACATTACGCACAAAAAGTTGAATTTAAATTATTATCTAAAGTTTTCTCAGAAAGTTTACCTCCTGAGTATCCTTACGCTGTACGTGGTGGCAACAGAATTATTAAGCAACAAGATTTTGACCAACGTATTGACATACTCCCAGTATCTGATCCAAACATTTTTTCTATGGCGCAGCGCGTTACTCTAGCGCAAACACAATTACAAATGGCATCTTCTAATCCTCAAATGCATAACATGCACGAGGCATACAGAAGAATGTATCAAGCATTAGGTGTTAGAGACATAGATATGATTTTACCACCTCCTCAACAACCTCAACCCGAAGATCCAGGAATAGAAAATGCTAAGTCTTTACAAATGTTAGGACTAAAAGCGTTTCCTGGTCAGGCACATCAAGCACACATAGACGCTCACAGAGCGTTCATGAGTTCTTTTTTAGTTGCAAATAATCCACCTACCATGGGTATATTGCAAGCACATATTTCTGAACACGTTGCATTACTAGCAAGAGAAGAAATTACAAAGAAAAATGCACCATTAATGCAGGAACAAGCTCAAAAGTTTGGTGGGCAGGTACCGCCAGAGCTCTTACAGCAGTTTCAACAACAAAATGAACTTGAAATTGCACAAAGAATTACTGAATTAACCAATGAAATGGTAAATGAAGAGCAAGAAATGATGAATAAAGACGATAAAGACCCATTAATTAACTTAAAACAGCAAGAATTAATGCTAAGGGCTCAAGAAGTAAGGCAAAATAGAGAATTAGCAGAGCAAAGATTAGATTTAGACCTAGAAAAACTTAATTTTGAAGGTAAAAAGCTAGAGCAAAAGGATAATATCGACAAAGAACGTATACAAAGTCAAGAAGACATAGCAGATTTACGTGCTGAAGTGTCTTTAGCATCGAAAAGAGGTCAATAATGGCAAATACTAAACTTAGTCCAAATATAATTAAGCTTTTAAGAAGAAAATACAGGAAACCTCCTGGAACAAGAGTGGGTGATTCAAAAAAAATATCGCAAATGTTGAAAAAAGGTGCTAGCATACCCACGTATATGGCAAGCAAAGGCGGACATGTTAAAAAAAGAACAAAAAAGAAGAGAAAAAAGTCTTAGTCCAAAAGAAATTTTGGATGACGCTTTTACTTTTGCCGGGAAGTATCCTAATGATCCTATGGCTCTTAGTGCTTCGCTTATGGTCGTAGCAAAAACCATTTATTTAAATCTTTTAGGTCCTGAACAAACTCAAATAATGATGGACGCGTTTGTTAATGGTATTGATAACTACGAAGTCAAAAAAATAACAATACATTAATGTCTATCTGTAAAAATTGCGGACATGATTGTCATCACAGCAACGGTGGGTCTTGTCATTGTGGTTGCTCTAACTGTGAACATGATGTACAAGAGGCAATAAACAAACTTAATAAAGTTTTGACTATAAATGGGGATTCTGAAATAGAGGTTGTTTTTGAACCCGATTTTAATTTAACAGAGCACTAGGAGGTTAACATGAAATTGGTAAAAGATGTAATTGAATGGCTCAAAGAATGGAACGACTGGAACATGAAAGACTGGATTAAAGCTGGTATCGTTTGTGGAGTTGTTCTAATTGTACTATGGAAAATGGGTGGAGCCTAGACTATGGTCTGGCAACTCTTAGCTAAGCCCTTACTTGGCGTCGTCGCTGACGGCGTCAAGGGTTTCGTGGAGACGAAAAAGGCAAAAGCAGAATTAAAAGTTACTGAGATAAAAGCTCAGACTAAACTCAAAGAGGACCAAATCGCCGGAAAAATTGCGTGGGAAGCATCGGCGGTAGATCAAATGAAAGGGAGCTGGAAAGATGAGCTAATTTTAATATGCCTGTTGGTTCCGGCGGTGGCAGTCTTCATTCCTGGATGGACACCACATATCAAAGCTGGATTTGAAGCCTTACACTCACTTCCTGATTATTACAAGCATCTCTTATACATCGCCTGCAGCGCGAGCTTCGGTATCAAGGGTGCGAAAGGAGCTATGGGATTAATAACTAAAAAGAAATAAAGAATGGATACAGTATACATAGTAGATAAAATCTACAAAATAATTAGAGCTAGACAAAATCAAATAACTCAGATAATAATCAACAATCAGGTCAAAGATTGGAATGATTATCAAAATCATTTAGGTCAGCTTGATACATTAAATTATATTGAACAGGAACTCTCGGACCTGCTAAAAAAGAAACAGGAGCAAAATGAGTAATTTAATCTTACCAGTGCATGTGGCGAAAGCTGTGCAAAAAAAGAAAAAAGACGAAGAAAAAAAAGAAGAACAAAAACTAGAGTCATCAAAGTTACCCGAACCCACGGGTTGGCGCATTTTAGTATTACCACACAAAGGTCAAGGTAAAACTAAAGGTGGAGTATATCTCTCAGATAAAACTATACAGGAAACTCAAATTGCAACTAATGTTGGATTAGTTTTAAAAGTTGGACCTGATGCCTATAACGACAAAGATCGTTTTCCTAACGGTCCTTGGTGCAAAGAAAAAGATTGGGTTGTCTTTGCAAGATACGCCGGTTCACGTCTTAATATTGAAGGCGGAGAACTACGCATACTAAATGATGATGAGATACTTGGAACAGTGGATGATCCAGAGAGTATTTTATCACCAGTAACACATTAAACATGGAGAAATAACCATGCCCGAAGCAATAAAAGCAGAAGCGTTAAAAGAAGATGCATTGATGGTTGACTTGGACACATCAGGTAAATCTGTCGACGTGGAGTTAAAAAAAGAAGAAACTCAGACTGAGGTCGTTGAAGAAAAAGAGGCGACTGAAGAAACTAAAGATACTAAAGATACTAAAAAAGATGAACGCGAAGAATATAGTGAAGGTGTCAAAAAAAGAATTGATAAGTTAACTTATAAAATTCGTGAAGCAGAGCGTAGAGAAAAAGAAGCTTTAAGTTTTGCAGAACAAGTCAAAAAAGAAAAAGATGAATTACAAGGTAAGTTCGATAAACTTGATGACGGGTACGTCAATGAGTTTGCAGGTCGTGTAAAATCAGAACTTGAAACAGCTAAGGTGGCTTTAAAACAAGCCGTTGCAGCAGGAGATGTAGATGCTCAAGTAGCAGCAAATCAAGCCCTTGCAAAGCTAGCTATTGAAGAAGAAAGAATAAAAGCGACTGAAGAACAGCGAAAAAAGTACGAAGATACTTTAAAAAACGCTGGACAAATAGGAGAACAGCCTGTACAAAATAATGTAACCCCTACTAGACCTGATCCTAAAGCGGAAGCTTGGGCGGAAAAAAACGAATGGTTTGGTAAGGACGAAGCTATGACATACGCTTCTTTTGGTATTCACAAGAAACTTGTGGAAGAAGAAGGGTTTGATCCTACCTCTGATGATTATTATGAAGAGATAGATAATAGACTTCGCAAAGAGTTTCCCCATAAATTTAGTGATGGGGGAGAGGTTCAAGAAGGCAAATCACCCGTTCAGACAGTTGCCTCTGCAAATAGAACCACAAGGTCTGGACGCAAAACAGTGAGGCTCACACCATCACAAGTAGCGATAGCTAAAAAATTAGGTGTGCCACTTGAAGAATATGCGAAATACGTGAAGGAGTAGGCATATGAATAAAATTGATGAAAATAAGACTCCACGCGCTGCTCAATCCCGCGAGAAAGCGACTCGTAGGAAACCATGGGCACCCCCGTCATCTCTTGATGCACCACCTGCACCCGATGGGTTTAAATACAGATGGATACGCGCTGAAGTGCTAGGTCAAGCAGATAGTAAAAACTTATCTGCAAGATTAAGAGAAGGTTTTGAATTAGTCAGAGCCGATGCAAACAGTGAATATCCTATCATTCAGGAAGGCAAGTATGCTGGTGTAATAGGAGTTGGAGGTTTATTGCTGGCTAAAATTCCAGTAGAAATCGTTGAAGAGCGAATGGCTTATTTTGCGGAGCAAACAAAAAATAAGGAAGACGCAATTCAAAATGATCTACTGAAGGAACAACATCCCAGCATGCCGATCTCTAAACCAGATAGGCAGTCTCGCGTAACCTTCGGTGGTACTCGAAAGGACTAATTTTTTAGCTCTTTTATCCATCGAATAAACAACAAACTAAAAAGGATGAGATAAACGATGGCAAATAAAGACGCAGCTTTTGGGTTTAGACCCGTAAGGCATCTTAGTGGCGGTCTTATCAGAAGAAACGAATACACTATTGCTGCAAACTACGGCACTGACATTTTTCATGGACAGTGTGTAAAAGCAGTTACAGCAGGTGGTATTGAAGCGGCAGCAGCAGGTAATGTAATTCTTGGTGTTTTCGGTGGATGTTTCTTTACAGACCCTACTACAAGTAAGCCAACATTTAGCAATAACTATCCAGCAAGCACAAACGCTTCGGATATTGTTGCTTTTGTTTACGACGATCCTAGAATCGTCTTCGAAGTTCAACACGATGGTACAGGCACAGCAGCAATGAATTTTGCTGGTTTTGATTTAGTAGGAACAGCAGGAAGTTCTGCTACTGGTAGATCAACTCAGGAGTTAGACACTTCAACAGCAGGTACATCTGGACAATTTAAGCAAATTGGTATTTCTAAGGATCCAGATAACAGTGATACAAGTAGCGCAAACGTTAATGTTTACGTTATTCCAAACACTGCTGAGCATTCTTACTTACTAACAACTGCATTAAGCTAATAGGAGTTAATTATGCCGATATCAAGATCACAACTGGTAAAGGAACTAGAACCTGGCTTAAATGCTTTGTTTGGGTTGGAATATGCCAGATACGAAAATCAGCACGAAGCTATTTATGATACAGAAACTTCTGACAGAGCTTTTGAAGAAGAAGTAATGCTATCAGGTTTCGGTACAGCGCAAGTAAAACCAGAGGGAACTCCGGTCAACTATGATGACGCAACAGAGTCATTCACAGCGCGTTATACACACGAAACAATAGCACTTGCTTTTGCGATTACTGAAGAAGCAGTAGAGGACAACCTTTACGACAGAATCAGTTCTCGTTATACAAAAGCATTAGCTCGTTCAATGAGTAACGCTAAACAAGTGAAAGCAGCAAACGTATTAAACAATGCATTTGATTCTTCTTTCACAGGTGGTGACGGTGTGGAACTTTGTTCTACTGCTCACCCATCAACAGGCGGAAACATCTCAAACGAGTTAGCAACTGCTGCTGATTTAAACGAAACATCTTTAGAGCAATCATTAATTGATATTGCTGGTTTAACTGACGACAGAGGATTAAAAATCGCTCTGAACGGAAGAAAACTTATTATTCCAGTCAATCTTCAATTTACTGCTGAAAGATTAATGAAATCTAATTTGAGAACAGCAACTGCTGACAACGACATCAATGCCGTTGCAAGCATGGGAATGTTACCAGAAGGTTATACAGTTAATAACTTCTTAACCGATACTGATGCATTCTTTATTAAAACTGATTCTCCAAATGGGATGAAGCATTTCCAAAGATCACCTATCACAACTAAAATGGAAGGTGACTTTGAAACTGGTAACGTAAGATACAAAGCAAGAGAGAGATACTCCTTTGGTTTCTCTGACTTCAGAGCTATCTTTGGTTCACCAGGAGCATAAAAACTTAACTTGTGGGGCTTCGGCCCCACAATAACTAGGGATTAAACAATTACACCGACTGACCTAGCAGACGATCGTAGAGACGGTGTAATAAATACTACGAGGTAAAAAATGTCTAATTCAACATTTAGCGGTCCAGTTAGATCAGAGGGTGGTTTTAATGTAATCAATAAAGCTGCTGCAACTGGAGCTGTTACAGAAACAGGTTTTTCTGTTAATTCTACTGGTCAACTAGTTTCTATGGGAACTAGAAAAATTCAATCATTTGCAGGTTCTTTAGCAGCCACAGACGCGGCATCAACTGCATATGGAGACGGTGATGTGCTTGTAGAGCTCGGTGCATTAAATACAGACGCACCTGATGATTTAGTAACACCTACTAAATTTTTCATTCACAGAGCATTAATAGGAATCACAACAGCAGCAGGTGAAACCCTTGCTGGTGGTTTATCATTAAGTGCAACTTCTGGTACAGCCACTAACTCAGCAGTTTCTTCTGGAACTGAAATAGTTGGTGCTGGTGTAACATCTTTTAATGAACAGTTAAGTGCTACACAATCAATCACAGAAATTGATGTGAACTTTAACGATACTGCTGGTAATTACCACATATTCGTTCCAAATGTTACAGCGGCAATCGCTAGCAAAAACTTATATGCTTTTGCTACAACTGCGGTAAACGCTGACATAACTGCTGGAAGATTTACAGTAGAACTAGAATACTCAGTATTTTAATAATTAGTGGGGCTTCGGCCCCACAGTTTCTTGATTAAGGAGGGAAACAAATGGCAGATACAGTAACAGGACCTACAATCCTACAAGAGAATGATAAGAGAGTAACAATTAAAATAGTAGTCGAGTCCGACGGCACAGGAGGCACAACAGTTTTTGGTGACGTTTCAGCGTTGTCAGCTAACAAAGAAGGACAATCAGTTACAACACTTTCTTTACAAAGAGTATGGTGGACTTGTGCAAACGGTGATGGCGCAGATGCTTTTGCTCGTTTAGATTATGAAGATTCTGATGGAGATATTCCTATTATAACTTTAATAGATTCTGGTTATTGGGATTTTAGAGAGTTTGGTGGCATACCAGCAAACACAAGCAGTAATTCTAATGAAAACGATGTTAACTTTGTAGTGGCTGCGGCTGCAGACTCAGGTAATACATATACTTGTATTGCAGAGTTTATTAAAAATTATTAATGATTTCTAGATCTTCCATGCCTCAGCAGATATCTAAGGCAGGTCAGAAAAAGAAATTTATTAAAAAAAAGAAAAAGAAAAAGGTAAAACATGGCAACATCAGGAACAAATAGTTTTGATTTAGATGTCGATCAGGTCATAGAAGAAGCTTTTGAAAGATGTGGTATCAACTCTAGATCAGGTTATGATTTAAAAAGCGCAAGACGTTCTCTTAATATAATGTTAGCTGAGTGGGCTAACAGAGGTATTAATTTATGGACAGTGGAGTTAAGAACAAAAACTTTAACAGGTAGTACAACTAGTTATAGCTTAGATTCAGATTTGGTTGACGTATTAGAGGCTGTAGTATTTACAGAAACTGATTCATCTACCGATATCGAAGTAGATAGAATAAGTAGAGCGGAATATTTAAACATATCTAATAAATCAACCACAGGAACTCCTGTGCAATATTTTTTAGAAAGAGGAACCTCTACACCAACTTTATTTTTATACCCTACTCCAGATGCGGCGCACACTTTTAAGTATTATGGTTTAACTAAAATACAAGATGCGGGTGACTACAATGATCAGTTGGAAGTTCCGACAAGATTTTTACCTTGTTTAACTTCTGGTTTAGCATATTACGTTTCAGTAAAAAAGGCTCCAGAGAGAACTCCTTTATTAAAACAATTATATGAAGAAGAGTGGCAACGAGCATCAGAGGAAGATAGACCTAGATCTAGTTTCTTTGCAACCCCGGAGAGAAGTTATATCTAATGCCAAAAGCAACTGGTAAATACTCACAAGCAATATCAGATAGAAGCGGCATACAGTTTCCTTACAAGGAAATGCGTAAAGAATGGAATGGATCTTTAGTTCACAAATCTGAGTTTGAATCAAAACATCCTCAATTAGAAAGACAAAGACATTCTTCAGATGCACAGAGTATAGAAGACGCTAGACCTGATAGAACAGAGCCAATGACAGTTTTTGTTGGCGGTTCAGGATTTTTTGAATATAATAATTCTATGCAAGTTTCTAAAAAGCAACCTCCTGTAGTATCTTCTTACTTAGGAAGCGTAACGGTAAGTATTTCATAATGGCTACAACATACTCAGAATTAACTCAACAAATTTTAGATTATACAGAAGTTAGCTCTGATATCTTAACTTCTACTATAACTAATGATTTTATTGAGCATGCAGAAAATAGAATATTTAGAGATGTAGATATTGATGTGTTTAAGTCTCATCAAAGTGCTAACCTAACAGCTAGTAATCCATTTTTGTCTTTACCAGGTGGTAGTAGACCAGAACCAACCTCGTTGGGAACTGTAAGAACTATGCAAATATTTGCACCTTCAGGAACCCCAACAAGAAGTTTTTTAGAACAAAGAGATGTAAGTTATATGAATGAATATTGGCCAGATAGGACTGCAACTGCAGAGCCTAGATATTGGGCATGGTGGGATCACAACACAATTTATGTTGCACCTACTCCTGATCTAGCATATAACGTAGAGTTAGGTATAACTAGATTACCAACAAGACTGTCTAGTTCAAACAGTACCTCATGGTTAGGTGATAATGCTCCTGCATTATTACTTTACGGATGTCTTGCAGAAGCCTTCAAGTTTTTGAAGGGACCAGCTCAAATGCTGCAAATTTATGAACAATCATATCAACGTGCTCTTCAAGAGTTAGTTATAGAACAACAAGGAAGACACCGAAGAGATGAATATATGCACGGAGCGTTAAGAACTCCTTTGCAGTCAAAAAACCCATAGGAGAATAAAACATGGCAATAAGTCAAGCTGTTTGTACAAGTTTTAAACAAGAGTTATTAGTAGGAACACACAACTTTACAGCGAGTTCAGGTGATACTTTTAAAATAGCTTTATACACAAGTAGTGCTTCATTAGGTGCTAGCACAACTGCATTTAGCACCTCTAACGAGGTATCTGATTCAGGAACATATAGTTCAGGTGGGGGATCTTTAACAAGTGTTACACCTACAACTTCTGGAACAACTGCTATTTGTGATTTCGCTGATATCTCTTTCACCTCTGCAACAATTACAGCAAGAGGAGCATTAATTTATAATAGCTCTCAATCAAACAAAGCTGTAGCTGTTTTAGATTTTGGTGGTGATAAAACTTCTACCAGTGGAACTTTTACAATTCAGTTTCCTACCGCTGATGCTAGTAACGCTATATTAAGATTAGCATAGGAGAATTTAAATGGCGTTAGTAATTAACGACAGAGTAAAAGAAACCACAACCACGACAGGCACGGGTGCGGTTTCCTTAGCTGGAGCAGTCACCGGTTTTGAAACTTTTGCAGCTGGTATTGGTAACTCAAACACAGTTTATTATTGTATTGCACATCAAGATCAAGCTGAGTTTGAAGTAGGACTTGGAACTTTAGATGGAGATAGTTCTGATTTAACAAGAACAACAGTTATCTCAAGTTCTAATAGTGATAGTGCTGTAGATTTTAGTGCAGGTACAAAAGACGTATTTTGTACAATACCTGCAAGTAAATTAGTTTTCGAAGACGGCAGTGACAATTTAAATATATCTTCCATAAAAAATACAAGTTTAGTAGTCGGTAGAGATGCTGACAATGACATTGATTTTGCCACTGATAATAATATTTTATTCAGAGCTTCAGGTGCTGATCAAATTAAATTAATTGATGGTGCTTTAGCTCCTGTAACTGACAATGATGTAGACTTAGGAACTAGCTCACTAGAGTTTAAAGATGCTTTCTTTGATGGCACAGTAGAAGCTGACGCAATAACTATAGGTGGCACAAACGTAACTTCTTTGTTTGCAAGTTTATCAGGTGCAACTTTTACAGGTAATATAGAAATAGATGTAGCCTCTGGTGATCCCGCTATTATATTAGACACTCAAGGTGCTGATAAGTTTCACATTGCCGTTGATGATTCAGATAGTGATAATTTAGT